CTTCCGGGTGTCCATGGACGATTTGCACGCTATGTCGTGTTGGTATTGTATTAGTGTTTCTTAATTGAAGTGTTTTATTGCTACTTGACGCCGCGTGCGTCTTGCTGCTATTTGACACTTTTGTTATTTGACACTTGAGCAATCCTCCTACTGGTTGATGCCCTATATAGCATCACACAAGACAACCACACTATATTGTCTACCACCTCCTTGAGGGTGGGGTGTAATACTTTTTGCACTGAAATCCAACTCTGTTGGTAGTTGCCGTTTTTAGTTCTGAAGCAACTCTAATTCCACAGAACTATAAGGGTTTTTGCTGAAACCTTATAAAACAGCTTCCCTCATATAGTCAACATGAAGGCCAAAATGCCAAAGTCACTTACTTTGCTTGGACGCTCCCTGTCTGAAATAGATAGGTTGTAAAGGACTTTAGGTACAGGTTAAGATTGAAGATTATATAAAGCCTCGGGGCTATACACAAATTTTTGTCGCCCGCCGATGACAAAGATATTGGAACCCTGTAGGTGAGGCATCCTCCCGGAAAAGCTTCGGTTTCCGGGATTTAAGGATAAATAGGTGTTCGGACTGCCATATCCGTTCATGGGCTGGCCTGTGTTAATCGCTCAGGTGGACATCCCTCCGATGATAATTCCTACCAATAGTGTCCAAACTGCTTCGCTTTCGAGCGAGGCCATGGGTGAACTTTCATTCCCAATGAGAGAAGTCACTCCAAGTCAGAATGATCAATTTTCTGAAGTGGTCTATCAAGGTCTAATGGTTATCAGTTTACTTGTTAATCTGTTTAGCGTGTTTCCGTCCTTACAAAGGACAATTATGCGCAATATTAAACACCCTTTTGGATATTTACTCAGACAGTTGCTTCAACTGACATCAGTACTATTTATAGTATTCTATCTTCGTGGAATGAGGATCGATCATTTCATTAGGTCTGATGTTTTTGTGTTTATGTGCATCTCTACTGTATTACAGTTAGTTATGCGCTTTCTCCCAATATTGATGACTTACTTGAATGAGCGATACCTTCACGAAAAGGCATCATTTGCGGCCTGTGGAACAGTATTCAGTTTCTTTTGCTGGTTCTCCCCAGTCATTGAGGAGCTCGGTAAGGAGTACATGTACCATACAGACGCATTTGCATTTCTTGAACTATTTGCTAGTTTTCCCCTTAAGAAATCTACTAGGGTCTTTCCTTTTATTTTCCATTTGGGTATTTCTGGCATAGAGGCACCGCTGGTGCGAATTTTCCTCCATATTGTCTGGAACTGCGTCGTATTTTTCAAGTACGAGAAAGAGATGCGGTATCAGGCGGAGCAGATCGAACTAGCTACAACTCAGTGGTTAACTTTTCCTGATCAGCAGAATCTGAAAAGGCTCAACATGCTATGGAAAGAACATACACTTTACCACTACGCCTTACTTCCTTTTGCAACAATACCTGGATCATTCCTAAGCTCTTACAACTCTAACTTTGAGAGACTAAGAGCATTGCACTATAAAAAGTCAATTGATGGATTGAAACAGGTGCTGTTGAATTTTTTGATTAAAATGCTATCGCCGACCTCAATGAGTCTCAAGGACATTGAGAGGTTTGCCGCATTCCTTGTTAGCTTTTCTGTGTCGAGAGACAAAGATCAAATGCTAGCTTCTATCACTATGTATGCCACGTCCATTACGGACGACTTACTTGTGACTAAGATCAAGGATGTGATTAGCAAATTAATCTCACCTCTAACCCCAGAGTCCAATTCATTTTCGGATGGTTGGAAGAAGTTCTCTGAGAGTGCTGATTGGATCCTCGACGGTTCCAGTAGCTTTACCAACTCTGAGATGTTCCAGTGGTTGAGAACTATTGTTACTGCGTGTTTATGCGTGCCTGTCTTTAACAAGATGGGATTAGCATTTCATGCGCAGCGCTTTAGTCTTTACGACGAGAAAGTCTTACGGTCCTCTAGGAACGATGGGGTGAATTTTGTTATCTCCGTCATTAGAGCTATGAAAAGCGTATGTGATGTTGGTGTTTCTTACATTTCAGGAGAGGGATCTTTGGAGAAGTTCCAGAGTAATTCCCCCTTTTCCCTGTTTATGAAGAAGGCTGATGAACTGTACAAAATGAAGAGCTTTATTTGTGTCGGAGAACAAAAAGAGGGTTTTATCGAAGCGACCCAATATCGTCTCCACTTAGACGAAACAATCAAGACTGGTCGTGTGCTCTCAGCATCTGGTGCAGGACTCGATCCTGGATCACGATCGCTTATTGAGCGCAAATTGACTGAGCTTGAGTGTATTGAGGCTCGACTTCATGCTCAAGATCTTGCCAGCACAAAGGATCCAGCTTTCATTCTCTTGACTGTCGCCCCTCCAGGCACAGGGAAGTCTGTCATCACAAAGGCTTCACACAAGATTATGATGGAAACCTATGGAAAGGCATACGACGAGAAAGCTGTGGGTGTTATCGACCCAGAGCAAGACTTCCAGGACCACATTACGAATGGTACTGAGATTATCCACATTGAGGAGGTTGGGATTGAAACCCCTGACTCCATGAAGTCTAGTGGTGCATCAAACACGACTAAGTACTTACTCCTCTATGGGGACACGTTCCCCCAAGTGGTTAATAAAAGTCATCTCGAAGACAAAGGTAAGACTATTAATTTGAACAAATTTGTCACTGGTAATACCAATTCCTTTGACATCAATGCTCAATTGTTTACGAAATTTCCCGGTGCTGTGTACCGTCGTATTACTTTTCAGGAAGTTATGGTGGATCCCAAATTTAAGAAGGAGGGAACCAATCAACCAGATCCTATGAAGATGGAACAGTACGCACAAGAGAAAGGCATTCCGGTGTCCTATCTGATCGGGTACAAAATTCGTTTTGTCACCTTTGACTATACATCGCCCAATTTCAAAGTTGTAAATGGTGCACCCACTTGCAGAACTGATGGGCCATGGTTGTCATTTTCCCAGTGGACAAAGGAGCTCGCTCGTTTAGTCTACGCTCACAAACAGAAGTGTGAGGCGGGTCATGCAGCTATGTCGGAGATTATGAAGTCCACGTGTCCTCACGGATCGTGGTCTAACATATGCTCCGAATGTATTGAAGCTTCCTGTGACTTGACGCACGAATCTGATACGCAGCGGTTTCTAATCGTTCGCACCACGTTTGCTCAGAAAGTCAAGTCAATTTTCGAACTTCTTTGGCGGATGTTTCTATATGTCTCGTTCGTTATTGTGATGTGGTTCCTGGCTCTCTTTTGGAGAACTGGAGTTCCGAGTGCGATTTATAACTTCTTCGCTACTCTTTGTGGAACTTTGGTAACCCAATGGATTGAGAGGACTCGTTACCGGTTGTTCGATAGAATGTCTACTTGTTGGCATTACTGTTTTGATCAGTTTTATGGTCGAGTCAGTTTGGAGGAGATTAATAGGCGTTCTAAGAAGACTTTTCAACACATAACCTCTAGTTACAATGTTCTTTATCGCTACTCATCAGCTCTCGGTACCGCCGAGTATATTTTGGGTGGTGTTGTGGGATGGAGTATTCTACGAGGTGTGATTCGTTGGTTTTCTAACAAACCTCCTATGTCATTTGAGGGTAACGCACAAGTTCGTGACCCTAAACCTGAGTTCAAGACTGACTATGCAGATATCACAGTTAAGCTCAAAGAGCAAGGCATTGAAAGTCGCCGCATGAAACCAACTAGCGGTGATGAACGAAATGCTTGGCGTGAGAACGAATCGGCGAGTCTAGTTATGGAAGTGAACAATGGTCACCCGAGTGATCAAATTGTTCGCACTATAGAACGACAGGTTTATAGTGCCACCTTTACTCGAGATAATGTTGAAGTGACATTCAATGTTTTGGCAATCGCGCCAGAATTTGTTGTTACGAATGCACATAACTTTGAGAGAGATGGACAATTCGTTGGAGGAGTGTTACGGTTAACCTCTTCCAAATTAGAGGGAGGAGATACTAGACTGTGTCGCTCTCACACCTACAACATTGATCCAGCAAAATATTTGCTCGATCTAGGTGATGACGTGGCACTAGTTTATGTTCCATCCTTTCAAGCTAGAGATTTGGTTATTTACCTATCACCCACACTCCAAGCTATTCCTTTTTTCTTCTCACACAAGTCTAAGGGATGGTTGAGTACGGGGCTCGAGAGTAAAGAAGTCAGCATTCAGTTGGCGGCTAAATTCTCTTGGGACAGGTATATTTTACCTCAAGCTCTACTTTATGATTACCCAGACCACGCCGTTGGTTTGTGTGGAGCCCCGTTGATCATGTCTACGGGACCTGCAACATTCCTTTACGGTATTCATGCTGCTGGTGCTAAAGGTGAATCTCGTTCGCTCGGGGTACCACTTATTAAGGACCGCATTATGAATGGTATAGCACGTTTCCGTTCGTCATTTAAGCTGACTGAGCTAACCCCTGAAGGGTGTGTGAAGTTGTTTGACATTGATGGAAGTGATGCTATTTTTGGAAGCCCTGACAGTAAGAGCTTCCTTAACTGGCAAGCTGGCTTTGTTGATTACGAAGGAACTGTAAAGAACCTGACATACAACAAGCCTAATCCTAAAATGACCTTTTTGCCAACAGCAGAGCATGCTCACAAGTTTGGGGTGGAGACCCGTAATATCGACGGAGAATTCAAGTGGGGAATTCCTAATTTTAAGGAGTTTCACGACGAATCCGAAGATTTGGGTTTCTACTCGCCATACCACAAGTGGGCTGCTAAGTCCTTTCAAAGCAGCGATTACTGCGATCTCGAAGCAGTTACTGCAGCTATGGAAGAGTTCTGGAGGAACATTGAAAAGGCAAACATTGGTTGGGATGTGAGACCTTTGGATCCAGTTAGTGTAACTGCTGGTGACAATAAAGTCTATACAATTCGATCCATGAATGCTTCAACCTCTATGGGCTTTGGCTTTCAAGGCAAAAAGAATGACCATATGTTTCAGTTGATCACCGATCAGGCACCTGACGGTAAAACTTTCAACGATGAGATTTGGTCACATGTTCTCGAAGACATTTCTACGTACGTTTCTGGTCAAACAGTGCGTCCGATTAGTAAGGCTTCACTGAAGGTAGAGCCTCGTGTTCGAGAGCTGAAAGGTGGTGAATTCGTCACTAAACAACCACGCGTATTCTGCGCGACGCCTGCCACTGATGTGGTAATTGGGCGTATGTTTTTGCTTCCTATCCTCGATCTTCTCAAGCAGGATCGTCAATATTGTGAATGCATGGTTGGAGTCAATGCTATGTCAAAAGAGTGGGGCAAAGTGCGATCCTTCTTTGAAGAGAAGGGTGTACTTGACACCTCATTTGGAGCTGACATTTCGGGTTTTGATACTCGTATGTTAGTATCTGTTAAGCATGCAGCAATGACTATTATTATGAGAATGGCTGAGAAGGCTGGTTACTCTCTCGTAGAGCAGAAGGTTTTACGGGGTTACTTAACGGATACCCTTTACCCCCTTGTTCTTGTTAAGAATGACCTGCTTACTATGCCTAATCTCATAGTTAGTGGACGAGTTGGCACTGCAGAATTTAATTCTCTTTGCTTATCAATTATCTACCGAATGGTCTGGTACGTACTAGCCCGTGAGGTAGGATCCACCTTATCTTTTAACGATAATGTGCAACTTATTACCTATGGTGATGATTCCAAAGCAGGATCAAAAGTTCCATGGTTCAACCAGGAAACTTTCTGCAAAGGATGTAATTACTTCGGTATAGTTGCTACGACAGCCTCAAAATCACAAGACTTTGAGCAGTTTGTCCCCTTCGATGATGAGGAGTTCTTACATCGCACATGGAGGTGGGATGAGGAGTACCAGGTATGGTGCGCCCCACTCGCTTTTGATTCTATGGTGCGATCTTTAGTTCTCAACACTACCTCTCCGATTGGGCCAGACGCCCAAGCTTTTGAAGCTTCTCATTCGATTAACTTTGAACTCGCTCAACACGGGAGAGAAGTTTTCGAGGAGAAGATGGAGAGGCTACATCAGATCCTTCAAGACTCTGGCTTGATCACGAAATGTGGTGAACCACGATACAAGAGTTTTGATGAGATTATGAGTATGTGTTATCATTGAAGTCGCTGGGACTTAAAATTTGTGAACATTATTGAACTTTATTGAACATTATTGAACATTATATTTGTACGCAAGCGAATTTGAATACATACATTGTTAGTTATCGTTATAGAAAATGATGGAGGAGGAACCTAAGGGTGATCCCTCCGAAACTACGGCCGGATTAAAAACTGGTACCGTTACTTTCGCAGATGCAGCCGCTTCTCAAATCGAGAATTGGGCAACTGTTTCTGATCCAACATACGATTTCGGTTCAACCGATTCCGTACCATTGGCAGATTGGTTTGCCCGACCGGTGAAGATAGCATCTTTTGATTGGTCGTCATCTAGTCCTCTTGCCGAGGAGTTTAATCCTTGGGTATTGTGGTCTGGTGACACTCGTGTCAATAAGAAGCTGTCGAACTATGCGTTCTTCCGGGGTAATCTTCATCTTCGGTTTGTGATTAACGGTTCGCCATTTATATATGGCCGGGCAATCGCGGCTTATGCGCCGATGATGCCATACAATGCTCCACTGAATTTGTTACTTGGAAATGGGTTGTCAGTTGGTCAGTCCAACCAACCTATTCTAAATTACTTTTCTCAGCTTCAGAATGAGTATTTGGATCCATCATCATCTCACAGTATTGATATGTCGTTACCCTTTATTTCAGCGAAAAATTGGGTTCGCTTATACCGTGAAGATCTTGACGCATCCTCATATGAATCCTTACCTGACTTTATGGCTATGGGGTCAATTATGATTCAGCAGATGAACTCTCTAAAGCTCGGCAACAACATTGATGTTGGTGGTCTATCCGTCAATATCACTGTGTTTGCGTGGGCTGAGGAAGTCAAACTTGCTGTGCCAACTGACACCAATGTAGCCACTCGTGGAACTACCTTTGTGAAGGAGTCCAAAGTGGTTAAGTTAGGAAAAGGAAATTCAAAGAAGGAGGCAAAAGAGACTTTAGCTGGGACAGCTACCATCAGTGGTACTGCCTCGGCTTTCTCAAATGCCTTTGGAGCGCTTAAGAATGTGCCTATTATTGGCCCGTTTGCTACAGCAGGATCAATAGCAGCGTCATCTATTTCAGATGTTGCTAAGATTTTTGGATATAGTCGACCTGTGCAGATGTCTGACACGTTCAGATATCAACCACAACCGGCTTCCAATACTGCTGCTACAGTCGGAGCTTTTACAGGAGAAAGATTAGCGGTAGATCCTCTTAATGAGGTAACACTTGACCCCCGGGTTGGCAATATGCCTTCCGAGGACGAGTTGACCCTAACTTCCATCGCAAGTCGAGAGTCTTATCTCACGACAGTTGTATGGACGAAAGATGATCAACCTATAACTGGTTCTGCCACCCTTTTCAGGTGCGCAGTTACTCCTTGTCTACATTCTTTATCCGTGAATTCTTTAAATTCTCAACATCTGTATCAGCCTACAGCTATGGCTTTTGCTGCCCAACCGTTTGAATACTGGAGGGGCACTATGAAAGTAAAGTTTCAGGTTGTTGCATCTCAATACCATCGTGGTCGTTTGGCTATGTTCTATGAGCCAAATTCATCACACCAAGCATTGTTCGCACAAACTGGTGAGAACATCGACTACAATGCTCGTTTTGTTGAAGTTTTTGACTTACAGGAACTCGATGGTACGTGTGTTGAGATTCCATGGGCGTCATCTCGACCATTTCTTAAGACTATTGACCCAAATGATACCTTTCAGAATACCAATAACAATCTCTATGCTCCAGCAGGAGATGGTACTGCAGGGGGTTATATTCTCAATACTGGTGTTGACGCTCAATATTTTAGTAATGGCTATTTTGAGCTTCGTGTTGTCAATCAGCTAACCTCTGCCATTAATGATCCTCCACCAATTGAAATAAACATATTTGTCTCAATGGAGGATCTGGAGGTTGGACAACCCCGAGCTTTCACTGCTGGCACCATTAATAGGGCCCCATTGATTGTTCCTTCGCTTTTTGAAAAAGAATCTAAGGAAACAGTAGTAGGGGACTTTAAACAGGATGTCGATCGTGTTTGCCATTACCTGGTAGATGAACAAGATGAGAACGAAGCCTTTAAGGTTTTCTTTGGTGAGAATATTCGATCTTTTCGACCTTTGTTGAAACGGTTCAATGCTATAGCATATACTGAATCAACACAGGTGAATACTTCGACACTCACCATGAATATACCAATGTATCCAAAAGGTTGGTTGGTTGAACCTACAGGCCCTTATTCTCCATCGAATACTGTGTTTAGGCCACTTCTCTATCCTCTGTTTGAGTACCTTCGGTACGCTTTCATAGGAATGAGAGGTTCAGCTCGATTCACAGCATCGATTCAGGAGGGTTCTGGTCTTCATTCATCTGTGGGGGCTTTGGGAATCGGTAATACGAATCTCAATAGTTCTACCCCAACCAGATCAGAGAATGAAGTATGGAAAAACGCTATTACATCTACTGCGGGGGTTTTTGTAGGAAACTACGATACCAACGCAATGATTGCAGGTGAGATTCCTTACTACACAAATAATCGTTTCTGGTTAGCCTTTAACCCAGCGGGTGATACATCATTCCAATGGGGCGGCACCACTATCACTGATGATGGCATTATGGCTACTAAAGTGGGTTCGTACACACGACCCGGTGCAGGCATTTCTGCTAACATTTCTCGTGATGGTACCGCAGGTATGCCCAAAAATACTTTGATGGTAAATTGGGCGGCGGGAGATGATTTCACGTTCATTGGCTATCAAGCGCCCCCATGTTTATATTATGGAGGAGCATAAGGTCAGTGAGTTTTTGAGCTATTTTCTAACCGCCTATGATGCGGGATATAAATAATATTTTTAAAGAAAAAAGTCAAAATACTCGTTCTGCGAGAATAAATAATCAGTAAAAAGTTGATCATCGGTTGTCCCAGCAGCTGTATGGTCCAAAACGTCTTATTGGAGTTTGACGTTAAATGCTCTAGGTCTTAACGTGGACCTGAAAAATATCGTACCCTATCCCACACGCAAGTAGCGTGGTGGTCGCTTTAAAGCGAGTTTAGTTTTTTGTAACTACCCGATAGGGTGGTTATTTTTCTAAGATCGCG